GCTTAAATGAACAGGAAGATTGTAAACTTCATCCCAAGTAAAACCACCTTTGCCATAATAACACAAAGAAAAAATTTCTTCATGTAGACCTAATCTATAATCAGGTGCCAGGCCAAAAAAATGATACCTCTATGGGTATGTCTATCTCCTTAACCTCACCAGTAATATCCGAAATAAAGGTGAACGATAGGTCCAAATCAGGTGAGATTTCCTTCATAAATGACCTCAATGCTCTCGAATCCGCTGCAAACAATTCATTATCAACAAAATTATTTATAGCAACTCTACCAGTTTCACCATCAACCGATGTAATAATATGTTTGAGTCTTGTTGTTAAATCCCTATCAATTCCAGACTTAATAACTGATTTATTGATTGATTTTATCTCTGATTGAATCTGTCTTTCCAATCCATGTGTCATAAATCTAAAAGTTATATTTCTCTTAGATAGTGGAAGTTCAAAATCAAATTCGGTTGCTCTGTTCTCAAATGGCGAATAATCGACCTCCTTGTGCTCAATTTGAGTTAAATCTATTGTAACATTTTGTTTATTGCCGGGTGAAAAAGGATCATCAATTTGAACTGTATAATCTTTTCCATATCCCAAAATTCTAGCAGCAACCATAATTGCATTTTTGTCACCAACATACAAGTCGTTGTAATTGATAGGGGTAACAATCAAAGACTCAAACAATTTGTCTAAAACCACACCTTGTTTAATAAGATTTTGTGATGTTAAAATATCTTCTTCTCTAGCAGTCATATATTTCATTTCAATAGTTCCTTCTGCCAGAGGATGGCCTTCTGGATACAAAAGACCTTTTGAAGGCAATGGAATTAACTCTGTTGGAAAATTAGATTTTTTAACATTAGTTTGTTTGTGTTCAGCTAAAAGTTGTGCCTTAATATCGGCATCCGAAACAACTTCTTCATTGGCTACATTGTAACCGGTTGGAATTTTTGTCATAACTTAAATCCTATAACATTGTTTGTAATAAAACGTTTTATTTTACAAATATAAATATGGGTATACCGAAAAAATCAGTATACCCGTATTTTATTTCAATTTCAATATGATAATAAAATCAGTATTGGAGGATAGCATAATCATATGCAAGTGTGAGAGAAATCTCAACAAATGCATCATTTGCCCAATCCATATCACCAAATGTTGTTGCAGTAATGAAAGCACCTTTAAGTGTCCATTCTTCAACTTTATCACCAACAGGACCGAGAACATGAAGTGTTATGTCTTTCTTATAGAAGTCAGAATAACCATCACGACCTGTTACAGATTCGTGTGAAAGACGCACCCATTCCATTGTTGCCTGAGCAGCGGAAGGCACGATAGGATCATACAATTTTATTGAAATATCTTGCCATTCACCCTTTCCCTTTACTTTACGTTTGACGTTGATGTGGTCAAGTGTGATTGGATTGAAACTAATGTTTGGTCTACCAGCACCTTTTACCAAATATGCAGGAACGCCTTCAATATACATGATAAAGCGATTCTGTAATTTTGGCTCAAACGGTGTGAAAAAAATTTCATTGGGATCGAGTAATTCAGCCATTTATATCTCCAAATTAAAAATATCTTCCTAGATAAATATACAACTTTGAAAAAAATATGGGGAGTGTATTTCAACCCCCCATTTATATCAATTAAGCACCAGGGAAAGCAGCACCAGTAGACTGAATGTTAAAGTCAAGTATGACAAATTCAGCAGTCTTGGCTGGTTGTAAGAACAACTGGCCGTATAAGATGTTGCGGTCAATAATATCAGGTGTGTTATTACTTTCATCCATGATAACACGGAAAGCATACAAACCTTGACGTTGTTGAATTGATTCCAAGTATGGTGTTACAATGTTCAAGAATCTTGAGCGTGTCTGTGAAGTATTTTGTTCAAACACAAGGTATCTTGTGGAAGAAGCAATAAACTTCTTAGCAGCAATCAAGAGACGTTCAGCGTGAGTCAAACGAGATTTAACTTCAACCACCTCTGTCAAACCACCACGATTCAAACCAGCAGGAGCAAACCATTCTGCAGCAACACGGTCATTGAACGCAATAACACCAGGAAGAACAACAGATGGTGGAACCCAAATAGGTTTGTTTCTGTCAAAATCAAGAATCTTAACCCAAGGATAATAAGTAGCCGCATAGTTACTATCAAATCCTTCTGTTGTTGCAACAGCAGTTGAGATATTATCATTTATACCAACAGAATCCATTACATAGAAAGCATCACCGCGATCCTCACACATATCTTTTGTATAATTTGTTATAGCAGAGTGTAATGAGTGAAGAACACCCGGTGTTACTATCATGTTAATATCAAATTCATCTGCATTTGAAATGGTATCAACCGCTTTCTTGTAAGAAGTATATCCATCTGCATTTGAATTTGATATGTCAAATCCTTGTGTATTTCCGGCTTCAATGTATGTTCCCAATTTCTTTTGAAGATTTGGTTTATGACCATCAAATCCACCTTGAAGTGGCACAATAAATTTACGAGAATCAAGTGCAGTATTTGTAGTTAAGTCAATAGATGAACTGTAAGCAACGGCACTTGATGGGAAACTTGCACCAGGATTTTGTTGGTAATTACCCAAATAGAAATCTACATTACTTCCAGTTGTAACATTATCTGTTATGGGAAGTGGACGCAAATAGTTAAAATTGTCTGTATTTGTGAAATCGTAGTTGAATCCCCAATATACTCGTCTGTTATATGCACCACCGGCTACTTGGTCTGCAACATATGTAGCAGCAGCAGGTTGAGTAAATTGTTTTGGAATTGGTGAATGCAAAGCACGGAATCCGAATGGAACCATGTTTGGAGACACACCACCGTTTGTTACTGCCTCAGTTGTTTCAACACGAATATATTTTGATTTATTAGAATAATCACCATTAACAACAACTTTACCTTCATCGGTGATTGTTATGAATCTATCACCAACAACTCTTGAAATAAATTTTGGTGAATTTGGATCAAGATTACACTTAAATGATTCAATTACATTTGGACGCAAATCTTCATCTTCATATGTAAATGGTGTTTGTGGAAGTTTAGATTGATCAACAAATCTAACAATAACATCAAAATCACCGTATTCAGAACCTGCGATTGTTCCTGCAGGACGGATGTTTGCAATACCAACTTTTACTTCATAATTAGAATGAACACCATGAGAAATAGTGTGGAACTTAAACAAATCAGTTGTTCTATCACCAATTCTTTGTGATGTTATCCAAGGAGTAGAAGCCGCCAAATAATCAGTTGTAAAGTCCCAAGGAGAACCTGCAGAGCCGGTTTCAATCATAATTCTTGTTGCAGCATCTAAAGCAAGTGAAGCGGATGCCTGTTTCTTAAAGTTTACATAGTTGTAAACGGCATTTGTTCCATAAGGATTGTAGCCGTATAAATCGCCAATATATGCAGTAGATTCCGGATTTATTGATGCACTAAATGCAGTTCCATTTTGATCAACAGCATTTGTAAATGCAGAGGGGTCTGTATTAAATGAACCAGATAAAGTAATAACAAAGCTACCACTATTATTTGCAGATACAGTTGTTGATTCAAACAAAGATGTTGCATCAGGCGTTGTTACAACAAATGTTGGATGTAAAAATGAAATAAGTGATTTACCCCAAGAACCAGTAGCAACTATTGCAACAGGATGCTTAAGGGAGTAACCACCAGATCCAAGAACACGAACTATTGTTGCACTACCTGCATTGTTAAGATAGTTTTTCGCTGTATATGGTAAGTATGATTGTTCGTATGTATTACCGAAATGAGTAACAAAATCACTAAAACTATTTACCAATGTAGGCACAAAAGCCGGTCCTTTAAGCGTTGGTCCAAGTAGAGCAGCACCAATGTTTCCAATTCCTTGTGGGAGGAACGAAAGATCCATTTCATTGGTAAACACTCCAGGACTTACAATTCTTTCATTAGCCACTTATTATCTCCATAAAATTATAGAATAAATCAAATTCTTCATATAAATATAAAGCAAAAAAGTCAAAATTATGATTTAGATGCAATAAATTTACCAGAATCTAGATCCAAAACACCATCGCCATATTTTTCATTTAGTGTTTTTACCAAGTCGCTTTCTTTTGTTTGTAACTCAGTGTATTCATTAAACAAGCGTTCTCTTAAATTTTTCATTTGATCTAATCTTTTGTTCAAAAGATGTAATTCTATTTCCACTTGTCCAATTTGTGCAGTAGTTCTTGCATAACCGGATTGTAATGATTTGACAGTATCAATATCTTCCTGTTCAAATTCTTTTTCAACAACTGTGTTTTCAGCATTCTCTGCCATATAAAACCTCACTTAAAATTGTAAAATATAACTCATATAAATATGTTTGTAAAATCTCTAAATGTGTTTTTAATCAGTTTCATCTATTTCAAATGTATAAACATCTGCAGATCTAGATAGTGATATATCCACCATTTGTGCAACACGGCGTCTAAATTCAGCAAGTGAATCTGATCCATCATCATTACCATTTCCGAATCTACCTCTATCTGCATTTGCTTGACCTGCACCTCTCAATCTGGAGTTCAAATCATTGGTAGTTCCATAGTAATTTACATTATCAGGATTCATCATTGAGTTAATGTCACCAAACATTTCAGAAACAAATCTAATTTTATTAGCACTAATAACTCGTTTTGTTGTTGTATCTGCACCAACATCTTTTGGTATCAGATAACCGTGAACTGTTAATTGAAATGAAGAACGAACTACGCGGTCTTGACCAGTTGTGTTGTTGTCCTCTATGGCCATTGAATCCATATATGTTGAGAATTTGTAATAGTTCTTATCACCGAATGCCTGACCATTAAAGTGAACAAATTGTTCAAGAATATGGTTTAACTGGTTTTGATATTCACACCAAACTATAAAATCATAAGTAACATCAACAAAATCGGGCATAGGAGTTAGATAATACTCATACGATGGTTTTCTTTCGTATTGAGTAGTGAATTTGTCATATGGAGTCATTCTATTGTATCTATGTTGCATAACATAGTAAAGTTGTTTTGTTGATGCAACTTTATTTCTACGCATTTCTGGCTTTATAGAAACTGCAGACCGTCTGAATGTTATCAATGGTATTATCGTTTTACCTTTCTTATCTTTTAAGAAACCGTCTTTTTGTATTGATGCCCATTTTTCAGAATTTGCATAAATAACAGGAACAACAATAGATTCACCGTTATCTTCTACACGAAGCATCATTTTTTGATCAATGAAAGACTTAACAGAAAAATCTATATCGTACAGTGTAATTGAAACGCTACGAGTTTTATCTTTATCTCTACGAGTTTGCAGTGACCGTCCTTTACCCAAATCTTGTCTTTGATTTTGTTCTGAACGAAGGTCGTCAATGAAAGAATCACGAGTTCTTCTGATTGGAGGTTTTCTATATTTTGCAGAATTAAACATTATATGTTACTCGGAATATCATTATGATCGGTTGTTATTGCCGGTCTAAATTCTTCTATATGTATTCTGGAACGTCTTGTCAAGTGAGTTGTTGCTATTATGGAAACATTATGTCCCCATCTTTCAGTAGCAAAAGAATAGTCAGGATTTTTTCCACCAAAAAATTGATTTTCTTGAACACCATCTATTTCCCACCATTCTCCGTTATATTCTATGACATCACCAACTTCAATGAAAATTTCAACATCTTTCAAAAATTCTCGAATAAATGCAAATGTAGCTGCCTGTTGAAAATCTTGACCAAATTCAGTTCCCTCATATGTTTGTGCCTGATAATCTATCAATGCCGGTATTTTAACAGGACTATGATATACTTTTTTATCAGATTCGTTATACAGATTTGTTTTTGTGTTTTCAATGGAAAGTTTATAGACGGCAACTTCTGTGTCTATTATGTCCGCTATCAATTCCATATTAAATTTATGAACAAGACCTGCATCTCTTTGTCCGTGAAATAATGGCATTTTTTATCCTATGTAAATTGCTAAAGGTGTTCCATTAAGACTTGCAGCCAATGCCTCAGTTTCTAATCTTTTTGCCTCTAATAATTTTGAACGAGTCATTGTATCTAACATTGTTCTTAATTGATCAACCAATGCTTGTTTTTCTGTTCCAGCTGCACTCAATAAATCAGATGCATTCAATGTTGTTTCGCCATTTGGTATTGGAATACTACCGTATTTACCACGAATATATCCCAACATTTCTTTTGCCAATGCCAAACCGAATGAATATATCCAACTTTTACCAACCGAATTTATTTGTGAATATGTCATAAAATCATAAGGAGCATTTGACATATCTGAAACTTGTCCGTTTGGATATTTTAGTGGATTACTCCTTTCTTCTTTTACAATATATTCAATCCATAGTTTGTAATCCTTTGTTGGAACAGGAAACATACGAAGTTCATTGTTTATCAGTTCAAATGTAAATGCAGATTTACGCATCATGTCATTAAATTCAATCGCTTGAACACGAAGTAAATCGGCATACATTGGCATCAACATAAATGATACACCGGTAGAATATGCACCAAATCCAAATGTATCAAGCATTGCCTGATTACCTAAATATGGATCATAAAATCTCATTGAAGCTGGTGGAGAATAATGATGAACTCTTTTTATCTCAATGGAGCCGGTTGGAGTTTTTACATTACGAATCAATGCATCTAAATTGTATTTCTGTTGTCCTGTTTTTATGTCAATAGATGATGAATAAAAAGCAACGTTTCCATTTGTAAAAGTTTCACTACCATATTCTGTTGCAAGTTGTATCATACCACCCATATTGGTAGATATATTTCGTTGTGTAACATTAGAATTTGTTGATGAACCCATCAGACTCAATAAATTTTGTTGTATATTGAATTGATTTACATGATAAGAATACTCATAAATGGCTTCTTCAAAACAAGTATAAAAATTAACATCTTGTAATTCTACATCTACAAGTGGATAACCCAATCGTTTAGCACACCAATCTGCAAAAGGATCTACTTCTGCTTGAAAATGAGCATCATTATCAAATGTTCCAAACGGTGTGCTTCCAGTTGTAAAACTTGAACTACCAGGCCAAATAGGAATTTCGGTCATTTATCTCTCGGATTTTGTTTCTTCAAAATACTTTAATATATCATCAACAATAGGATGACGGTGATTTGTTTTTAATTCATAAACCCCCAATCCTTGTATCTTATCTTTCATATTGAATAAATATGGAAGACCGGAATCTTTTTTCTGTTTCAAATCTATCTGTGATATATCACCAGTTAGCATCATCTTTGAATTGATACCTAAACGAGATAATATCATTTCCATCTGTGCCTTTGTTACATTCTGCGATTCATCAACAATAACACAGGCATTTACAAATGTTCTACCACGAAGAAATGAAATAGGAGCAATTTCTATTTTATCTTCAACCATTAACT